GGCATGATATTGTGTCCTTTCGTTCTGGGGTTAGGCGGTGACTTTGATTGGCAGCTTCCACACGGCCTTTTCCTCCACACGGCTCGCACCGTGGGCGAACTTGGCACGGATCTGGATGGCCTCGGAGAGATCGTCGCGGACGCTCATCTTCGTGGTGTAGTTGGAGCGCATCCCGTAGGTAACGCGGCTTTTCACCCACGCTGGGCAGTCGCGCACGATGTCTGTACCAACCACGCGGGAAGGCACTTGCTCAGTGCGGACGATCTTCACGCCGAGGAACATGTCCACCTCGCCTTGGCGAAGCTTTTCGACGGCGGTGATGTATTCCTTATGGTTCACGAACACATCGTGGTAAAGATCCTCAATGCCGGAGGCAGGAACCGCGATGCAGAGCATGTCGGAACCGTTCATGACACCTTGGCCGAAAGATTCCGCTTCCATTGCTAGACGGCGGAGACGGGCGAACTTGTCAAACGTCAGACCCACGTTGCCGCCGCCTCCCGCATGGGAGAAGTTCAGCGCGATGGTCTGGGAGGCTGGAAGGGTGACAGGCACGTTGCCGTTCTCGCCCTCGAAGTTGATACCGAACATCGCGTCGATGATCGTGCGCTCGGTTTGCAGCTCGTAAGCGCGGCGGAGTTCTTCCATCGTCTCAGCGATGGGGAGGCGTTGATTGAGAAGCTTGATGTCATCGAACTCGTCAAAGCCGATGGCCTTGTGGAACTCCTGGGCGTAGATCGCCCGCTTGTTGTAGTTCATCTCGTCCAGCTCGGTCTTTTCCATGCGGCCTGTCTTCGGGACGAAGCCGGTCGGCCTGATCTGGTCGATGAGAGTGACCTTGCCGGAGAGCGGCTTGATCGTGTAGCACCCGGCCAATCGGTTGTTGGTCTGGGCGAGGAGGTGTTCCCACATGGTGGGTAGTTGCGGCTGGTAGTGTTGAACCAGCTCGGTTGCGTTGGCAAACATGAGGTATATCGGTGGTATTGAAACAATGCCGATAGGTTCTATCGGCGAGGATTTCGGCCTGCCGATTGTCCGCGTCTGCGGGTCGTGCCTTGCGGAGCTTCCGCATGGAGGTTTCCAGCTTCCGGGAGGTTCTTGCGAATTGTCTCCTTGCTGACTACGGAATGACGAATAACAGATGGAGATGGATCACGTCAACTCCATTTCGCCAAAAAACGAAAAAGCCCGGAAGTTTTTGAGCTTCCGGGCTTTGCTGATTCGCACGTGGCACCGCGTCAGCACGCGGCTATCGGGCATTTCAACCTGCCTTTCATGAATACGGGACGGGTGCGATGCCACCCCGCTCAAGGAAATTATTTATTCAGCCTCGCCACCCTGTCAGAAACCTCGTTGTGGCGTGGGTCGGAAGGATCGTAGAACGCCTTGTGATCGGGATGGTTCGCGTTTGTCATTATGTCGTTCGCCTCGGTCTTGCCAGATCGGAGATCCGCGCCAGCTCCACCGGCTCCGATTGCCGAGCTTTCGCCCATCAGCCCGGAAACCGTCGCCATCAGCTTTGCAAAGGTTGGATCGCCCGTGAACGGAACCGAATCGGGATCTACCCCGGACTTCGTGCAGAGAGCGTCAAAAGTCTTCTGGGCGGTGGCTAGATTCGCGTCGAACTTGTTGCCCCATTCCTTCTGGAGAGCCGTCACACCCTCCATACTCGCGTCTTGCTGCTTCGCTCCCATCGCCTTGAACATCTCAGCAGTCAGTGCAAGATGACCTTCGGAGAGCTGTTGAGCCTGATATGGAGTGAGGCTCAACTTGTGGAAGAGTTCCTTGTAACCATTCGTTGCGTCCTCGTCGATCTGGATTCCCTCGGGAAGATCTTCGGGAAATTTCAACTCGTATTCTCCTGCCGTGGCCGGGATGGCATTGGCCTTGCGGAAAGCATCGACGGCGGATTCCTCCGCACCCTCACCAGGAACCATGCGCTGCTTTTCCAAGTGCGCATAGCTTTTCGCCATGGAGGCCGGATCGGTGAACTTGTCGAGCTGCTTGCCGAACGGCTCAAGATCCGCGTTGCCCTTATACCAACCAGCCGAGAATCTGCCATCCTCGCCGAGTATCGGAAGTGGATTATTCGAAGCTGCCTGTTGTTGGCCGGGAGACTGTTCAGATTGCTGTTCGGCTCCCTTGTTGGCACCTAGCAGAGATCCGCCACCGCCGCCACCTTCACCGCCCTCGGGCGAAAAAATGCCGTTATGCCTCGGAATCATCCTTACCTCCTTGTTCGGATTCAGCCTCCGCCTTGCGCTTGTCCTCGAAATCTTGCGGCTTCATGCCGTATTTCGCCTTGAACTGCGTCCAGTGGAGATCGTCGAGATCGGATTGTTCCTCAGCGGTGAAGAGCGAGGATGGTTTTTTGCCTTCATCTTCACCCTCCGGAGTATTCGCTGGCGCGGGCTTCATAGGGATTACATCCGCAGACTTCTTCCCTCCCTCCAGACGTTCCTCCGCATCGGTCAGCGCGGCCTTGAGCCTCACAACCTCGGAACGGAGCGACTTGACCTCCTCGAAATAGTCATTCGCCCGCTTTTCCCATCCCCCGGTGTGGACGATTTCCTTTTCCGGCTTCTCATCTTTCACAAGGCCGCGAGCCGCCGCCTTGTCCACTGAAAAGATTTTATGGAATTCTTCGTCGGTCATGCCGTCGATTGATTCATTCACATACCAGGGAGTCCATACCCCTAGTCCCGCATCTAGTTTTCTTTCTTCACTCATTGAATTGTCCTTTTATTATATCGTCGATTGTTTTGAACACAGCTTTATGTCCGTCCATGTAAAATGATTTCCCCGCATCGAATCCCGCCGCCGCCGCCGATGGAATGTCCACATCGAAGTAATTCCGCAGAACAGCAAGAGCCTCGATGCCCTCTTCGGAGGTGAACACGTCCACGAACAGCTCTTGCAGCCTCCGCGCCTCCGCCTTTGCCTTGCGGGCGGTTTCGTTGATCTCCTCTTGCGTTTCGTCAAACTCGCTCATGCCACCATGCCCTCCATTTCCTTGAGTCCCTGCGCCCCGCCAACCTTGCCGATTGCATTCGCCCCGGCCTCCATCTGTTGAGCCTCGGCAGCGGCTTGTTGAGCTTCCGCACGGGCGTTCCGCATCTCATCAATCTTTTTCTTCGCACGTAGCCAGCTCTCCGGCATACCTTCGTTGCGTGAGAGATCACGGCCGATCTTGTCGAAGTCCCAGTTATCGAAGACATCCGGCGCGACTTCCGCGAGATTGATAATCCGCGCCATCACTCTATCGAAAGCCTCCCCATGGAGAGCCTTGATGGCCAGTGCGATGCGGCTTTGATAAACCACTTCGGGGTTCGGAATCGTCGCCTCGCCATCCTCTTGCGACTCAACGAGCGAGCCAGGAGGTACCGGAAACTTGCCCGCCCTGGCCAGCATTGCGAAAACACGCACCATCAGCGGCGTGAAATCGGAAACAAATTGAGTGAACGATGGTGCGAACATCAGCAGCTTTTCCCGCTCCCTCGCGGCTACCTCGGTGGCCGTCATCTCCTTATCGATGGAGGCGAACATCCGAAACAGCGGCACATGGAAAAATTGATCAATGGAATCGTGATCCATCTCCAGAAGAGCCATCCCCACATCAAAGCTCGCCTGGGTTCCGAACTCTTTGGGAAAATTTAACTGCGCCTCCTCGCGGGAAATCACGTTGATCGCACCCGCTCGCAGGTCGAACTGCTTCTTAGATCCCGCAAGCTGGAGAATGCGCGGAATCGCCGCGACCTCACCCAAAGTCTTGAGAATCTGCCGGATGTAGTTCGCCGAGGTCACGTTCGGCAGCGCGGAATACGCTGGAGAGCTACCCCAAAGATGGTTTCCCCACCTGCGATAGCGAGTCACCATGAACGGAAACTCGTCAAATCCACCCTCTTTCAGCACCTTCTTGTCTGTCATGCAGACATAGACGTCTTCGAAAGGCTTGTTCTTTTGATCCACCGCTCCACGTGTGCGCTCTTCCCGCATCCTCACGCACTGGATGAAACAATGCTTCGCATGGGCAAGCTCTGGCTTGGCTCCCACTTGTCCCCACAGCGCACGAAGCTTCTCCCCCAGCTCTTCCTCACCAAATTCCTTCACAGCTTGAGCCAAAGTAAGCTCAAATTCCCGGAACATAGAGTTTGCACGCCCCGACTCATCCTCGGTGAAGCAGTAGGTTGCCAGCGGCACGTATTTAAAATTCAGCTCCTCATTCTCCCCCTTCTGGAGAAGCATATTCGCCGTCCCGGGAATCGACCTGTCCTCATACACCGATTGCATTACCGGATAGAAATTGCTCCGCGCAATCTCATCCATCGCGATTTCCGAGCAGGTCTTGAAGTAGCTCACCGCATCATCGTTGTCCTTATGCTGCCGAGGTGGCGCGTAGGATAGCCAGATCTCATTGAGCGGCGTGATGTAGCTCATGTGCGCGGAAACAAGCACCTCCGCAGCCTCAATCGCCTTCGTATCATGCAATCGGCTCCGGTGGGTCGTGTTCGGTGTCGGCGTGTTCCGCTCCGTGATATCCGCCTTCATCGGGGACATCCACTCAAGCACACGCTGCCAGCGAGAATCCCAAGATCCGTTCCGCTCAGACTTGAGAGCCTGATACTCCCCGAGGATTTTCTTAGCGTCTGTCATGCTATCCTAGTGTGTCCGCCGCTGGTCGCTGGCTCATGAGAGTTGCCTGTATCCCGCGCCGTTTCCGCTCCTCCAGAAGCTGGCCTTTTCGTTTCTTCGCTACTTCCTGCCCGCTCTCACGGACTGGCGGTATTGGCTCCGGCGGCGGTTTTGGCTTCTTTGCTTTCATAGAAATCGAGATAGAGGGTAAACGCGGAATTTGTCCCGCCTCTCAAAAGAGATGAACGGGAGATGGTAAGGCAGGTGGGAAAGCAGCTCGCGCATATCCCCGACGGCAACCGTGATATGCCAGCAATCAAGGGATAAAGTCAACTCCAAATCCGTCAGCCGATTGTCCGCCGAGTCCACAATCCTGTCCTCCCCCCAACCCAGAACCACAGGCCGCGCCATCACAAACTCGCACGGAGTCGCCAGCAAATAGCCGTGCATCACATGCCAGAGCATATCATGTTTCAACTCATCAAGGGTGAAATCCCTCGCCGAATACAGATCGCAAGCCTCTTCAAATGCCGTCATATCAGTAGAAATCGAAGTTACTCACGCTCCCCACCATCTTTTCCTCCTCCAGATCGTCAATCGCCCGCATCGCAGCGGATCTAGGCACCATTCCCCGCTCATCCCCCTCCGCGAATGTTCGCACCGAATCGCAACAGTGGGAGTTGATGTCATGCAGTGGCGCAGAGCCGTTGCTATTCTTGCCCAGCGGCGCGAAACGGTAGTTTTTGAGGCTATCCATCATCGAGATCCGGTTCAAATCGAACTCGTAAACACGGTTCAGATTCGTCGCGTGAAGCAGCATCGTAGGGAATCTGTCCCGCACATTCTCGATCCCGATCAGCAGCTTGGGAATACGAGGAACTACCTGAATATTCCTCAGTCCACACTCCGCCAGGGTCTCCGCAATGCTCTTGTTGTAAGTCTTCCCAAGCCGCTCCCATCCCCCGTCATGCGGAAGATAATGCCCTGCGATGAAAGCATCTTTCTCCAGCTCCCACCGCTGGCAGAAACGAGCATAGTCCATCATCACGCCTCCCCTCCCCGCGTGGTAGTCGTAGATTCTCACCTGCGCTCCGACAATCTGGATAAACGTGATCACCATCAGATCCCGCTTGCCCAAGTCCCAGAACGTGAAGACAGGCTCCTTTGTCAGCACGAAGTCGATCACCCGTCCCTGCACCATCGCGTCATCGACATATTCACCGTAGATCGATCCATCCACCGGAGAGTTGAATATCTCTTGCAAGGCCGAGGGATATTCCTCGAAACGCTTCCGTTTCTTCGGCCACGCAACCTTGTAATACCAGAGCTTCTTGAGGTCGCTGAGGGCGATTCGCTCCCGCGCCTCCAGCTTATCGAAATACTCGCGGCAATCCTTGGCAATCTGCGAAACATCCCCGTCCCGCTCATACTTCGCATCCAGCCACCAAGCGTAGAAGTAGATTTTCCAGTCATCCAGCGCACGGTGAATCTCCTCGATCTTGAGAGCCGGATCGACCACTTCCGTGTAAAGCCTCCCCGTTTTCCCGCCTTTCCACGTAGTTTCCACCACAATCAGCCCCAGCTCCGCCGAGGGCAGCGCACCGTCCGCAATGTCATCGGAACGCCCTTCGTCATCGAATTGGATAGCCCCCCACTCCGAGATCCACAGAATATGGTGGGTGTCACCCCGAGCCGACATGCCACCGTAAACCGTAGAGCTTGCCCGCCCTGGCCTCTGAATCGTCAGCTCGGACTTATTCCGTGAAAGCACCTCGAACCCTCCCCGTATGTCGACAGGGAGTCTATCCCAAGCAAATAGAATCTTCCCGATCTTCTTTTTCGCGTGTTCCTGCGTCTGATCGACGATCCCGACCACATAACCGGCGTTGAACAAGATTTGATCCAAACAGATCAGAGCAAGCAGAGTAGAGAACCCGAGCTGTCGCGCCTTTAGAATCGCCAGCCGCATCTCCCCGCGCTCATAGATCGCCTCCAGAATCTCCCACTGCTCGTCACGCGGAACGAACAGGCACTCAGGAACGCCCCGTTCGGCGGGCTTGATCCAGTAAAGATGCGTGAATCTCCACCTCCAGTCTTTCAACCGGGATAGAATCCGCGCCTTTTCCTCTGGAGAATACTCACGCATCACGTGCCGATTGGTCTTGCACCTCTTCAATCAGATCCCCGATTCCCCCGATGGTATGGGATACCTCCGTTTTATCGCTCCACTTGTCGCGTTGCCTGTTTTTTAGCCAGAAAATCGCCGCGGTTGTGTCCGGTGGATAGTGTTTCTCGTAAGTCTCCCTGTCGGTGATCTTCCCTTCAAACGTCGCAAACTTCGTATCCTCATGCGCGTAGCCGGTAGCTCGATGAAATAGAGATTTAACCACCTTGGCGTCTGCCACTTCTTTCCCCTCTTTTAGGGACTGACAAAACTCAGGATGCGCTTTTTTCCAGCGGTTCAAGGTTTGCTGATTAACTCCGAAAAATCCCGCCATCTCCACATCGGTAGCACCGAGCAAGGCGTAGTT